GAACCTACGACTACCGAATTATGAGTTCGGGGCTCTAACCAACTAAGCTACTGTTGCCTAGTTTTATTATAACGTTCCGTCTTCATTTTTGTCAATAGTATTCTCTACAACTTGTTGGACATAATCAGAAAAATGTTTTCTTATGCTTCCAGTAGGTCTTTTGCCAATAGATTTCCATATTCTTTTATACTCAACAACATTTGCAAAACTCGTTGGGCACAAAATAATTCCCTGATATTCTTTTAATGTTGTAGGCAGGGGCACGTGTTTTCCACAACACTTACACTCTTTAGCCTGATCTTGGTATACGCTCATATTATTTCCATTCCTTCTAGTGCATTTGATAAGTTTTGAGGCATTCTTGGTGCTCTTATCATGTTCGTAACAATTGTGTCATCTTCATCTTGCCTATCCCACTTTAAAGAAGAATAAGTATGAATATCTATTTCTTCATTATTTGTAGGCTTACTTCTTTTAATAGCATTGAATATAGAACCACATACAGCATCCGCTAAGTCTTTAGATCCTTTTCTAGGGTGATCCACTCTATCTCTCATAATCTTAAGCTGAAGTAGTTCATCTATTAGCAAAGGAATGTGTGGTCCATCAAGTCGATCTTCTGCTACCACCATTGCCATGTCATCGTAATGCTTTTTAGCAACAGATAGTGTTTCTGTATTAATTCCATATTGTTTAAGTTGCTGCATCATGTCGTGAGAGTTCCATCTATCGAATGTACATACTCTTACCTTAAACCCTTTAGACCTTAAAGACAATATATAATCTTTTACTTCTGTAAAGTCTACTGACTTATCTGGGGTTGGAGTCCAATACCTTACAACATCTACCTCAACAATAGGGGCTGGTTGAGAATAGGTATCTGTTACCTTAACGTTAACCCACTTCTTTACGTGTGACATTGCTACTGCACAATGGTCATGCTTTTGTGCAAGGTCAACGTGTATAAAATATTCTTTGTCTGGGTCTGGGGCAAACCAATCTTCAAATCTGCCAAAATTGTCTACAGCTAAGGCAGTGTTCTTAAATGCATTCTCAATCTTTTCTCTAGATTTAAAAAATGCATCTACTGCATCTGTTGGCATGCAAGCAAATCTTCCTAGTGCATCTTGGGAATTTTTGTAGAACGCAACCTTAAAGTCTTCAATCCTTCTTACTGGATTTACTTCCCACGTAGGTCTTTTAAGAGCATACATCTTAGGATACTTGTATGAAATTATATGGTCTTCTTCCCACTCAATATCAAATTCATTACCTTCGGTTCCATCTGGAAGATCCTCGTCTAATTTAAAATGATGAGTTCTAGTTACAACTTCTTTTTCCGCCACAACATCATCATATCTTTGCTGAATGTAATCGTTCTTATATCTAGGAAATGAGAGAAGAATAACTTTACCAAAGTCTGGGAAACGAGAGTCTACTGACGCCCTATACATATCATATATGGCTCCACCAGTTTTAGCTTGCTCATGCCCGCTTGTATTCTCTGTGGCAAAGCCTGAAATTTCATCAAGGATGATTACGATAACGTTATAGCCTTCCCAGGCCTCACGCTCTGAGTGCCCTGAGTGTACTGTTATAGCCTTATCAAACTTCATTTCAGAAGCTTTTGCTTCATATTTCCCAGTAAACCATGGCGCTTTATCTATTCGTGTTTTAAATCCCTTAAAGAAAACATTGTTAGCTTGCTGAGAGTTGATGGCAATATTAATAATATCAATTGAGTCTCCAGGGGGCTTGCCGTAATAGGTTGCTGGATCTTTAAGGCACAATAGTAAATATACTATATATGCTACTGATATTGTAGAGCAGTAATCTTTTCCAGAACCTTTGCCTAGCTGAGCAACAACTTCATTAGCCGTTTGCTTAAACATTCTAACGCCTTCGTCTTCACCAAACAACTTAACCAATGTAGACTCTTTATAAATCTGTGAACTCTTTTCAATAAGAGTATACTGATGTTCGGATAAAGGTGGTAGTCCCAAATAATCTGGGCTTTGCACAAATGTTCTTAGGTCTACTGGGCGTTCATCAAACTCTTCGCCATCTAGTATGTCAATTAGATCATCAAAATTAAGACCCACTTGTAACCTCCGCATCAATAATAACAGGCTCAACTACTCCAGTTATTTGAGAAAGGCGCTTTGCAACCTCCATTTTACATTTAGGGCATGTAGCCGTAACTTCTTTTAATATCTTTACTAATATTTCTTGCTTTCTTTCTGTATCTGCAATCTGTGTTGCTAACTCTGCGTTATCGAGTAGTCCAACCTCTTGAAGCATGCCAATTCTTTTACCTTCAATATCTGCAATTAGTTTTAATGCACCAGACTTAACGTTTAGCTGACCTTGTGTGTCCGCATCTTCTACCGTCTTCCACGCCTCTTTGATAAGCATTGCGTAGTGTCGGTCTGCTCCAGATATAGCCTCTTTAGCCCTGTCACGGGCTGCTGTGTCGTTGTGAGCAACGGTCTTCCACTCTTCTACCAGCTCAACTACTTCGGCTCTCTTAAAGCCTGTAATGGCGGCAATTTGGGTGGGGTTGTTCCCTTTAAGCAATTCTGACACAACAGTATTCATTCGGTCAAAATGGTGGGTTAATTCAATATCAGACATATACTAGAGTATACTCTTAGTCGACTGAAATAGCAAGTTTCTTAGCAATTTTAAGCAGGATTAAATAACCAATCATGTCATCAATATCGTTATCTCCTGCAAAGCCTGAGCCATTTTTAATTCTATTTATCTTGTCATCAATACGGATCTTAATTTGTTCTTGATTGTCCGCCTGAGAAAATATTCTAATTGGTGACAAGGCTGAGTCTCCGTATGATATATTCTTTTCAATTAGCATTCCAGCTATTTCAAGACACTCAGTAATAATCTTTTGACCAGATGGTGCATCTGTTGCTATTAGCTGTAAGTCTGTAACCCACATCTGAAAGCCTTTTTCTTTTTCTGGATAGCCCGCCATTATTCCATCTCCTTATATAATTGCTTAAGTCCTCTCAACGTTCCAATATCCATATATTGTCCGCCTGGTCTTACCGCCCGAATATTAGCACCCTTAGAAATCCATTCCTTTAATTGTTTTCCTGGATGATCTAGTGCTGTATCTATGTATCTTATCATATTCTTTCGGAATAGCATAGTGCCCCACATATCTGGGTAATCGCAATTATCTACCTTATCTTCCGATTCAATTACTTTGTCATTAGATACTAAAACCTGACCAACGCGTCCTTTTAGTATTTCTCCACATTCCCAAATTCCTAAAACAAGGTCGGCAGCATTATCTTTAAATAAAGGCTTGTATATATTTCCAGGGGCATTTAATATATATGTATCTGGCATACCAACTAAAACAGTATCGTTATATTCTCCTACCATAAACTTTACTGCATCTGACATTGTTGATGGCTCACGAACAATTAGTTTAATATTCATGTCCATATTTTGAATGATTGGAACCCACTCAGCTCTTGTAGAAACTCTAACCTCATCACATACCTCAAGCATTTGCTCTACGTGCCACTGCAAAAGAGATCTTTCATCTGATATGGGTAAACAAAATTTAGGAATGCCACCAATTCTAGAAGCTTTTCCTGATGCTGGTAATACTCCAATAGTCGACATTACTTTTCCCAATCGTGAGGGTTAAATCCGTTGGGATAAGATTCATTTACTCTTGGATCTTTTTTCCAAGCAATCCATCCTTCTTCTCTATCGTCTCCCCAATATAGATGGACTACATCTCTATCTAGAAGTCTTTTAGCATCTTCCCCGTGAAAAATATAAACTTTATTATCTTTTAAAAATGGCATTTCCATAAGCTCTGGTGCCCATTCATTAATGTGTTTTTGGTATGGATCTACTCCAAGTTCACGATATAGGGCATCTGTAAACATTTGAACATCAGTGTAGTAATGAACCATATGATTATGCTGAATAATTCCCTCGGAACATCTTTCAACGCAAAGATCTATGGCTGCTTTTAATAGCGGATGACCAGCTTTAGCAGCAATTGTTTGAGTTGCTAACCACGGAGTATCTCTTTCAATATCTAAAATCATATCGTACTCAGAGTTCAACCAAGTATCTACTGGGATCTTGCAATGGGTATCCATATCTGCATAAATGCCTCCGTGAATATAAAGAATAGCAAATCTCCATAGTCCAGCCTTCATCACTCCCAAAGGCAAGTTTACATATGTCTCGTATGTCTTTGAGTCAAAGTGCTCCTTAAAGAAGTCTTCTCTATCCTGTCCACTCATGTATCCATGAGTCCATTCTGGGTTCTGATAAGTCCATGTGCCTACGCTTTCTTTAGCGTAAGTTGGCAATTCATCAAAAGGTGTCTCGTAGGTTTGCCAAATCTTTTTTTCTATACTCATGTTATCTCCTTTTAATTAACTGAAACTTTTCTAGATGTCTCTGTATAGTCATAGCAGAAACTTTGCATTCATCAGCAATTTCAGTCACTGTTTTCTTTTGTACTACGTACCTTCTGTATAGCCATGTTTGGCTTTGATATAGCTTCATCGTTCCGTCAACACTTTATTGGCATAATGAGCAATTCCAAATGAATCTGCTACGTCAAAATCATCTAACTTAATACCGTACTTGCTATTAAAGTAATTCACTGTTCTTTCTTTACGCATATTACGTAACTGAGTTTTATACCAAGAGTCTGCATAGCCTGGATTCTTTGCTCTTATTCCAGCCTTCTCATCCTTTGTTGGATTCTTATTGCCTATATATGCCTGCCAAGAACTTGGTGCTATTGTAATTACTTTAGATCCAGTTGCCATCAGCTCAGCAATTACTACACCATAAACATAAGATAGTTTTATCACAGCATCTGGAGATCTAACAAGTATTGCTCCTTCTACTGCAATATAATCACTTTTTAATTCATCAAGCATTGCATGCATCTTAACCTTAGCGTCATATATTTTTTCGTATATATCAGCACCAGCTAGATCAACCTTGCCCCATTTAAGTGGTACATCATTTTCCATTAGGCAGAAAGCAATTGAATTTGTAGAAGCATCTATGCCCAAGACTCTGTTGGCTTTAGTCTTTATAAGTTCAGCTAATTTCATTTAGCCTGTCCAATATACTAGATCTCTGCGTAATGTCTATTTTTTTCTGGCAAGA